CGGGGCCCTAGCTAGCAGAATAGGAGATTATCTATGGCTACGAAGACCCGCGTTATTGAATTTGGTCGACGCACTGGACGTCAGATCACCAAGAATTTCCTTGGTGCTGTCATCGCAGACGTCGACACCTCTATTCAACATAACGGGTTCGAGTTGACGTTATCTTCTTCTCACCCTAAAGCTTTAATCGGCAGTAGGTGGTTTAGAGGTGACGCTGGTGGCGCCTTCACTAATGCGAAGGTTTACCTCCAGGACTTCTCTCCGACACATACTGGTAGTTGGACGAACGGCCCATGGGGCTTTCAAAGATCCGGGATTGTACCCGTGAAATTTGCTGGCACCTGGAATGCAAAGGAATCTGACATCAGTAACTTAGCACCGGTCAATGACCTGGTTTTCTATGGTACTGAAGGCTATTCTAATGCGGATCCCATCAGACCAAAGAGTCAGCTAACTACTGCACTCTTTGAGTTACGTGAAGGGATTCCCGTCGTTAATACTCTCAAACATCTCAAGGACGTTGGAGAGCATCTGAGTGAGTTCTGGTCTCGGAAGAGATTTCGGTTTCTATCCAAGGACAGTGCTTTACTCAGCTACGAGGACTTTCAGAAGGCACACACAAAAGCGCTTGCTGAAGGTTACCTGACTTGGGAGTTTGAATGGCTCCCCTTCTTAGGTGATGTGAAGAATTTCATGCGAGACGTTAAGTCCGCGCAACTTGAACATGAACTTTGGTTCAATGCTTCTCGTCAGCGAACACGTCGTCGCAGGAACGTGGCCAGTTCGCATGTTGAGTCTGTTGTTCAAACAGCAAGCGCCTCTACAGGCGCGTTGCCTATGATCACTCAGGCTTACACGAAATCCGGTGTTATTGAAGGAACGTCTGTCACTACTCGTGAGTACTGGTTTTCCGGTGCTTTCGAGTACTACATTCCTCCCCCTCAGAGAGATCTGGCGAGTCAGCTTGCTGGATACGAATCGGTATTGAGACGCCAATTCGGCTTGGAATTAAATCCAAGATCTCTTTATCAAGCAATACCGTGGAGCTGGCTTCTTGACTGGTGCTCTGATACTGGTGCTATTCTTTCGAATTTCACCGATCTTGCACGGGACAATTTAGCCAGCAACTATGCGTATATAATGTGTGAGACTAAGGCAACTATTACATATACCTTGTCTGGACTCGTCTTCTCGGACGGGTCTCCGCCCTTAAGCGGTTCACAGTCTGTTTGCTTTCATAACAAACAGCGCATAGCAGCTTCTCCTTTCGGCTTCGCCGTGTCTCCTACCTCTTTTACTGAGAGGCAGTGGGCACTTCTAGATTCTCTCGGCATCAGTCGAGGGTTTCATCAACTTTAGCCAAGCTGTCGGCAATTACGCCGACAGAGACCTACTTTTGGAGTTTTCTTCCATGTTCGCAGATCCTCAATCTATCACGGTGGGCGCCAACACTTACTCGCTCGCTCGCACTGGTTCCGGCATCAATACCGGCCAGTTCGACGACGCGACTCATGTTGTCGAGGAGACGATTTCCCACACTTATGGGAAACGTACTCGCCGATTGCTTCGGTTCGACTTCGATAAAATCGCAGCCGACACCTTCAACCCTACGCTCAATACTCAGAGCAGCATGGGTTGCTATATCGTTTTGGATATCCCTACTACGGGATTTTCGACGACTGAGCAATCGGACTTTGTCAAGGGCCTGTTGGCCTACATGACCGCCAGCAGCTACGCAGCTGTCGCCAAGTTTATCGGCGGCGAAGCGTAACTACCTTTCGACATCACCTGATCGAGGAAGGATTCAATGCGGACTAAAGGATTCTCTTTTCCCCATCACTGGAGATAGAGATGAAAAGCCCAATTTGGATACTCCTTAACTTGCTCATTGATGCGAGCAAGTGGTGTTCTGCCAGCACACATCGCGATCTAAAGGAGATCGAGATGCGAGTCAAACACGAAGGTGAATCGTTCCTTACGATTACCTTACCACGATTCTGTAGCGATTTCGAAGTCGCTCTAGACCGTGGTTTCATCTGTTCTTCTGACTTCCTTGGTTTTGGTCGTCTGAAGCGCAAAGGACCTCTCCCCTTATTTCTAAAAGGTTTGGTCTCACTTGTGTTTGACTCTAGTACAGGTCATCTGCTGCCTGAACCCGACGTTAATGCGATTTACTACATACGGCAGCTTACGCTGTTTTCGAAAAAGGTTCTTAAACCTTGTTCGATCGTACGAGAACGTCGCACGTACAAAAAGTTCTTGCAGACTGAACTCGACATCCAGGACTGGAGGAGTCACGTTTCAACAACGTTACTTACCAGATTCCGTGAAGTCGCGGCCCTGCTGTATACTCCTCGATTATCAGGTGTAAACCTTTTAATTCAGGAGTTACGACATGTTCCACGACACGGACCCGGAGCTACCGCTGAACGGCTCGGCGCAAATGAGCGCTACGCTATTCGCAATTGGCACCACCGCCTGGAAACTTATTTCCCTTCTGATTACTTTTGTGTCCCTAATCCGGGCGCACGAGAGTCGCTAGACGAAATAAGTTACTGCGAGTTAAGCACTGAACAACCTGTTAGGGTTATCAGTGTTCCCAAGACGCAAAAGTCTCCGAGAATTATCGCGATTGAACCGTCATGCATGCAATATGCACAACAGTCCATACTCGAAGTTCTTGTGCCGGCTCTGGAGTCATCAAGCTTCAGAGGGGCTCTTGGTTTTAGTGATCAAGGACCTAATCGGGATCGGGCCTTACTCGGATCGATAGATGGTAGTTTTGCAACCATCGATCTTTCTGATGCCTCCGATCGAGTGCACAATGATTTGGTTAAGTTGATGCTTGAGTCGCTTCCTGATCTTCATGATGCGGTTCAAGACTGTCGCTCAATCAAGGCAGATGTGCCTAGCGTAGGAGTCATTCCCCTCGCTAAGTTTGCCTCTATGGGCAGTGCTCTGTGTTTCCCTATGGAGGCGATGGTGTTTTTATCCATTGCCTGCATATCGATGATGGAGAGCCTTGGCCTGGTGGTTAATGCGCGGAATCTTGACCGCGTCCTTGCCACCGTGCGTATCTATGGGGACGACATAATTGTCCCCACAGATTTGGCAGCAGGAGTGGTTCGTTTTCTTGAGCTTTATGGACTCAAGGTTAACGCCACAAAGTCTTTCTGGACTGGCAAGTTCAGGGAGTCGTGTGGGAGGGATTGCTATGCGGGAGTCGACGTGACGCCCGTATACCTCCGAAGGGAGGTACCCTCATCACTCCGTGATGCGCTTGCAGTTGTATCATTTATGTCATTTCGCAATGGCCTCTATGAAAGGGGTTGTTGGCATAGTGTCAAAATGATAGACAGATATCTGAAAGCAATTGCTTACTTTCCGGTAGTCCTGTCAACATCTGCCATCATCGGCCGTACGAGCTTCCTCGGTTATGAGGCCTCTCGTTACAATAAGTCGCTGCACAGACTTGAGTGCAGAGGACTTGTTGTCAGAACAAGGAAGAGGAGCGATCCTCTTGATGGTTCTGCAGCGTTGATGAAGTTCTTTCTTAAACGTGGGACTGATCCCGTGTTCGAGAAAGATCACTTACAGCGTGCTGGACGTTCCGTGTCCGTCGACATCAAGACGCGGTGGGCCACTCCCTTTTAAAGGAGTGGGTGCGGCTTAAAC